ACTCCAAATGGCGGGGGGATTTCCGCTCTTGTCATTTATTTGTCGGATAACTCGCCCGTTTTCGGTATATACCAGCCTTTTAACGCTTTATAACAATGAGCGCATACCGTTGTACCCTTGCGCCCTCCTACATGTTTCCAGCCTTTCGGATTGTCTACAATTATTTTTACATTACCGCCATAATCCGTATGTTGATATTCTTCATGCTTGTTGCCTATCGCCTGTTTCCCGCATATATCGCAAGTGTATACGCGCATTTTCCTATAGCTCATTTTCGCGCCTTTCAGCTAACTTTGTTAGGTACTCTGCTGGTATCTCTCCCCTATCCGCTTGCTTGTGGCATGTGACGCAAAGGCAAACCAGGTTCATATTGTCTAACAGTCTTTCGGGATTGTCCCTAACCTTTTCTATATGGTGAACCTCTAGCCCCTCATACACATAGCGCCCTTTATCCTTGCAGGCTTCGCATAGGTTGTGCGCCCTTTCCCTTATCTCTCGGCTTTTCTTGTGCCAGTCCCAAGTATTCCTATGCTCTCTTTCCTCGCCGCCCTTATAGGTGTACTTGGGTTTGTTGTGGGTGCAGCGATACCCAATAGGATGAATACCGCCGCACCTGCTGCAACTCTTTAGCATTGATCGTTACACATCGCTTGCGCTTCGAAGTATGCTTGCTTGCCTAGATAACCTTCGAGCTGCCACACCTTGCGCTCTAGCGCTTTCTTGCATAGCTCAATGCCTAGCTCATGATCGTACTCTTTTGGGTCAATGCAACCGCTAGACTCTACCAACGTATAACCATTGGGCAAAGTCATAATAACCACTGTGCATGAACCATACTCGCTCTTGATGCATTCGTACTTGGATTCTTTCATAATCCTTTCGATATGCTCCACTGGAATTTTAAACGTCATGGCTAGCCCCTTTGCTTGTCCTTCGCGTTGTTGATCATCGCCGCCGCCGTATCGTTGATGATCATAGAAAGCTTCTCGAACACAACGCCGCAAACCTCGTTGGCAATATCGCCGTAAAGCTGATTGTGAAGCCCTGCGCCATCGTGCGTGTACACGTTGCAATAGTTGTGCATGTACTCTTGCAATTCGCTTTCAGCGTAGCAAAGCAGCCCCAGCGCGTGAGCGTCTTTCTTTTTCAGCTCTACCGTTTCGCCGCTATCATTGTTTACCGCCGTTGCCTTAGCGTTTTTAATAATGCCCATGTTGCTTTTCCTTTCTATTCGGCTTTTAAGCTGCTGGATAGGTGAACGCGCATTCTATCACGTCTGACGTGTTCATGTTGCTTTCTGTGGCAAACTTGCCATTTGTGCCAAGTCTAACCCTGGTCATGTACAACGTTGCCGCTGAATAACTTTTGTCATACAATGGCGCTGCTTCGCATATCTCGTAACCTGGCCTGTACCCTGCTGGTATTGCATTAGCGCCCGTTAGCTGCGTCCTCGTGGCCTTTACAAGAACGTACACGATGCCGTTAATTTTTCTATATCTCACATACGTTGGCACTTGCTGCCCCGCATAGTTGTACGTTGAGCCGCTGTAAAGCGTTTGCCATCCGCTATCAGTGTGTTTCGCGTCTATCTCTTCTTTGGTGTACGTTTCATTTTTCCCGTATACTTCCAGGCTTTCGCGTGCATCTTCTGCATTGTTCGCGCCTGTGCCGCCTTGCTCAACTGGCAAAGGCCGTACTATTTCGTATTTGCTTCTATCAGAATTGTGACCGAAAGGCATATAAACCAACCCCCTTTCTATTGCACGATGCAATCTTTCTTCGCAACCGCGCCGATAACCGTATTATCCTTCGTATCTGCGAAAACGACGCGATTACCCATGATCTCTACTACCTTGTAAACGGTCTTGTAAACGAAAGGCGCAAACGTCCGAGTTGTGCCGTATATATGCGCCCCTTGCCTGATCTTGACTTTTGCGCCAACCTTGAGCGCCTTTTTAGCTGCCAGCTCGTTAACCTTGGCTTGTACCTTGTCGTAATCGTAACCAGCCGCTTTAAGCTTCTTCTTTCGCTCATCGCCGTTGCCCCATTTACCCGCCATGACCTCTTTGGCGATTTCATCAACGGTTTTCTTTGGCGCTGGCTTAGTCGTGGGCTTCGTTGCTGGCTTCGTTGCGCTTGCCTTGTAATTTGGCCTTGCAACGCCTGCAACCGTGCCGTAATAGCGCGTTTTCCTTGCCACGATGCCGCTATCCGTGTTGCCCTCGATTGTGACCAAATAGCCGTCTTTGGTGTTGTTGCTTTCCACGATTCCCACGTGATCGGATACGCCGCCGTCCCAATCGAAGTAAACAACATCCCCAGGCTTGGCATTCTTGGCTAGAACAATTTTCTTGGCCTTTTTCGCCGCCGCTAGCATGGTTGGACAATATGCACCTGGCAAACCCGCGCATTTCGCCTTAGCCTGGTTGAAAACCCAAGAAACGAACATAGCGCACCATGCAACGCCGCTAGCGCCGAAATCGTAGTTATTCGCGTCCTTATCTACGTTCTTTTCGTACCATTCGCCATACTTGGTGCCGTTCTTTTGCCCGATCTGCGTAACGGCAACCTCTAGCACCTTAGCAGCCGTGTTGTTAGCCGCCTTTGTGGTTGCTTGCGTGGTTTCCTGCTTCTTGCCAATGATAAGAGCGGGAAAGTCCTTATAGCAAATGTTCATGTCAACAGTGTTAACCGTGATACCTGGCATAGTTGCCATGCTGGTATATTGCCACATATCGACCGTTGCGCCCACATCGGGCTTTTCATGCGGCTTGCCGTCGTTGATACCGAATTTAGCAATCCATAGCGTGTATTTTGTCACGCCCTTTAGATAGGTGTTGTACCAGCTTTCGAAAGTGTAAATACCAGCGAAATACCCCGCCTTTTCAAGTTCGCTGCAAAAGTATTCCGATGCCTTTCTAGAAAGCGCTTCGCATCCCTGGTTTTCGGTATCGAAGTAAACGGGATAGGAAAGCTTGCGCCCCTTCAAAAGCCTTTTAGCGTGCGCAACCTCGCTTTTAACGTGCTCCATAGTGTTAGCGTAGCTGTAAAGGTAAACCCCGTAAGGAATGCCCAATCTCTCGCATTCGGTGACGTTGCGCTCGTATTGCTCATCATCTTGACTTGTAATGTCATCACCGAAACCGCAACGGATGATAGCGCCGTCAATATGCGGCTTGACCTTTTCCCAATCAATAACGCCTTGATGCTCTGAAACGTCAATAATTTTAAGCTGCATGATCACCACGCTCGATTTCTATTTCTTCTTTACATTCAGGCAAACCCGCAAGGCTAGTGAGCATAGCAGCAACGAAACCGCTAGCCATGCAACCTACGATGTAAGGCCAATCAAGTGAAACGATGTTAACCATATCCGAACCGATCAAAATAACCCCGATTTGTGCCGCCGTCCTGATTCCACGAACCGCCGCGCATTTAAGCCATTTCTTGCCCATGATTTTTACCTCTTTCCATTAGGGTATATATATTCCAATTATACCATAACGGGCATGGGTATTTCACCATTCGACAAGCTACGACAAGATAAAATAGCCGTTTTCCTCAAACGCTTCATAATGGCGTTTGTCCCATGCTTCGACGGCTTTGGCTTGCGTTTTATATTTATCGGTACACGCTCCGCACCTGTAGCATTCGCACCAATAACCGTATTCGATATAGATAAACGCTTTGCCCCCGCAAAACGGGCATGGTTTCAATTCTTCCATGATTACCCCCTAATACGCGAAAGCGCAAGTAAACAGCAACATGATAGCGCCTATGCTCATGATCACATTGCTTTCAGCCATCTTGCCAAGTAACAGAATCACGATAGCTAGCAGCTCCCATGATAAAGCCGTTACAAACGCCATTACTCGCCTTCTTTCTCTGTAATTGCACTTTCCAATTCTTTATAGAAATCCGCCATATTATTTAGATTTTTTACTTGCTCGTCTTTTTCTTTACCTGGCAACATTCCGCGCAAATTCAGCCCGTAATTACAAATTGCCGCCGCCGCCGCAATTTGGGCAAAACCCATGATAACGTCAAGCTTGGTTTCGTCCATTATTCGCCCCTTTCAATGTCTGCGCGTATGAGCTGCTTAATATAGCCCTGCTTGTTTCCGCAAGTCTCCAATTTCTTGATAATGTCCGCATCGGTGCGCTTGTTAAGCCCTAGCATAATCTGTTTGATATGGCCTTTTTTGTACTTTGCCAATGCTTTTTTCTGTGCTTCTGTGATCATTATTCCCCCTATCGTTTCGGTTTCCTGCTTGCGATGTTGCGCGGCTTGTTCTTATGCGCGTTCACCTGCCCAAGCTTGCGCCTGTTTGCGCGATTGTTAGCAATGAAGAAGTTTTTCGCCCCTCCCTCTTTCCGCTGCTTGATGATTTCGTCAAACATTGCCTTGATCATTGTTTTTCCTTTCTATCCTTAGCCCCGCCGCCCTATGCGACGGGGCTTAATGCCTGTTTGCTTATTTAGTATTACGCATATACTATTTCGTCGTTTTCATCTACGATGTAAAAATGCTCGTTTTCCTTAACCTGGCTTTTTGCAAACGCAACAACCATTTCTAGCGCTTCATCATGCAGCGTATCGCGGCATTCGTTATCGTTGCTGTTGTTGTGGTAGATGATTTCGTAAGTCTTGGTCATTTCGGGTTTCCTTTCTCCCTTTCGATGTTTTCATTATATACCTATACGGGTATTTCTATCGTGTGATTCTATACCTACACATTTAGAACACAAAAGGAAAGGCACCGCCGAAACGATGCCTTTTCCCCACGTGTACGCCCTTCTATTCGGGCATTAAGTATTATAAACCAAGCAGGCCGCTAACGTCTTTAAATCCTTCGCGTAACTTTGCCTTGCGCCTATCCTCCCCGATAACCTCCACGGGAACGCACATTTCGAAAAGCCTTGAATAGATGCGCTGCCGCCTTGTTTCGTTGGCGTTGGTCATTTCCTTTGCGGTTAGGTTGGTCGTTATGATCATCGGCTTACCGCTCCTATAGCGCGAATCTATGATGTTATGAACCATTTCGCCCATGTATTCTGTTTCGCGTTCCGCTCCAAGATCGTCTATTACAAGCAGCTCGTATTTGTTAAGGCCGTCTAGATAAGCCTGCTTGCCGTCGAACGTGCCGCCTATGGCGTTTGCAAGCCTTGCAAAGTTCGTGACCATGCAGGGATAGCCCCTATCAATCAATGCGTTTGCTATGCAGGCCGCTAGAAAAGTCTTTCCCGTTCCCACATCGCCGTAAAGCAAAAGCCCCTTTGAACGTTGGCGCATTTCCCCGAAGTTATCAACGTAGTTATGCGCAATTGTGGATAACTTAGGCGTTTTGCCGTCATCGGCTGCAAAGGTCATTGCTTGCATGTCCGAATCTGGGAAACCAAGCCGCCGCATTTCGCTAATCCGCTGCATCTTTTCGCGCTGCTTCGTCTCGGCTGCTTCCCTATCGCGCCTTTCCGCTGCACATTTGCACAAACACAAGGGCTTTCTAACCTTGCCAAATAGCTCTATTTCAATCTGCTTAGGCGTGCCGCATTTGCCGCAATGCAAAAGGCCGTTTTCGTAGTAGTCCCCTGGTTCATGCTTGATTTGCGATGCCTGTTCTATACCGTCTATAACCCTTTCCAGGTTCATTGTCTCTACCCCCTGCTTACTGCATGGAATATGTCATCTAGCG